ACTCGAACCGAAAGACACCACATTTGAATAATGAAAAGCCCCTCCAAACGGAGGGGCTTCATCTTTACCACTGATTTGTTGATACCATAAACCGGACACCGATTTTCTTACTAGTATAGGAATCAGGGTTAGGCCATGCATCACCCAGATAAACTTCAACGGATTTGGAAGTTGTCAAGCGCATGCTTTGAGCCTGCACGGCCATTGGTGCACCGATTGCAGTCAATGAGCACGCCAAGTAAATGGGTTTGTTTTCGCCTGGGTTGGGCATACCCGGAATATTTATTGTGCCAATGCTCACATAATTAGAACTGGGGATCGAAGCAGACGGATTTGTTACAAAAGTGGCAGATCCATAAACATTCAGAATACCAGTTGCGGGCTGATATTCACATGTAAAGTTTGTGGTTTGGAACACACCTGCTGTCGGATTAGAAATAGTACCGCGCACCCAGTTCAAAGAAGTAAGCAGATTCTGAACCGCCGTATTAGCCTGTGCCGCGCTGGCGGTTGCGGCATTCGCCGCCTGTGACGCGGCTTCTGCCGTTGTTTTTGCTCCAGACGCATTGTTATTCGCGGCGTTAATATCGGAATCAGCTGTTGTCGCCCAAGTGTCGATTTTCTCCATATCATCGTTGTAATCGGTCAGCCAGTCGGGCTTGTCAGTTCCGACGAATTGGGAAAGGTCAAGAGTAGTTGTTTTGTTTGTGCTAGCCATAATAATTTTTCTCCTTTTATTTAAGTTTTAGAGTTCCAAGCGTAATTGTACGCCGTCCAGTTTTTACCCGTGTAAGCATCCGCGGTCAAATCAAGCGCTTTATATTCGTTTGCTGACAGACCATTTGTTCTCAACTGTTGTGTCAAGTCGTTCATTGCCTGCTGGATCGAAGTAAAAGCACCTGTAATTGCAGAATACACACCGTAAATGAGCTTATGCCATATAAAACGCGCGGCGGTTGCATAGTTGAAAGCGGTAACGTTGTAAGCCCTATATTTTGTAGCGGTCAACCCCAACTTTGCGTATTCATATGCAGTAATTCCCGTCTGCCGCACTCCTGCGTACATATCATTCAAAGTACTCTTTAAACTGTCCATTTTATTATACACAGGGTTGTTAATAATCGTTTCATCTCCAAGTCGGTTTACAACTTCTTCCAATTTCTGGTTAACAATTGTAATTAAATAATTGTAGAAAATTTCATTATTTTTGTTAACCGTGTCAATTATCCCAACTATTTTTTCATTAACTTCCTGTGTAAATTGTGTGTATTGACTTTCCAGATTGTCGATTTTTCCGTCAACCGATCTTTCAAAATCTTCAATATCTTTAATAATCGAGTTCAATTGTTCAGTCACATAACTTTTAACCCATTCTTCGGTTACAGGCGTATAAGTGTTAAGTGTTTCAATTACCTGATTTATAGCCCCCTGCAATTTACACAATGCATCATAATATGATAGAGCATCGGCATATGCAGACGGCAAAGCGGGTGTACAACACCGAACCACATTTAGAAAATCCATATTGCTTTCACCCCCTTTAATAAAGTTTCATAAAGCAGTTTTGTATTTCCGGGTTGTTTATAATCTCCATGTCAATATTCAAGAATGTTTCCCGGTAGTCTTTTAGGAGTTCGCTTAAATTATGGTACATATTTCCGCGCACTTTCTTTTCGAAGTTTCGGTCACGCTTCTGTAAATTGTTTGCTGTGGAAGATGCGGAAGAATCGTTTAAAGTTGCGGACGTTAAATATTTTTCATCTGCAATAGCGCCATTATCAAGCAACCCTTGAGGGGTGTCGCTGTAAAGACTTTTTCCGTCTGCCGTGTCAGTGCGGATGCCGTCACTTTCAACGTTTTCCAATTCCATATTTGTTTCGGTATAATTGTAAGCGTTTAGAGGGTCAAAGTCAAGCTGTGCACTCTTGTAAAGTTGGTTGTAATATGGCATTATTTCGCTCATGGTACGGTTAAGATAAAGTTTAAAAAGTCCCGCCGTTTCCGCTCCAATTTCTCTCATCCAGTAATGCGTTATAATTTTATTGTTAAGCGATTCACGGTAATTTTCATCAAAAATAGGATAGTCCTTTAGCCCTACGTCATAACCATTTTGAATGAGCTGTCTTAACTCAACGGTGTAACTACTCATTTTCAATCTCACCGCCCATTTCCGGCACAATTGGAATTTCAGAATTAAATTCTACGCTCATGTTAGTGCCAAACATTTCATTTATTTTTTCGCACGCCTGTTTTCGTTCGTAAAGGTAAGATTCTCTTATCATTTCAAGCGAACCAAACGGTGCGGCGGCTTCATTTGCAACAAGCCTTTCCCGTTTGTCCGTAAAAGCTGAAACGACACCAAGGCTTGTAAGTGCTTCATTGTAAATTTCTGTTTTTACACTCAACAAATCACGGGCGATAAACGGAATGTCCAAGTTAATCGGCTTTATGCTGTCAAGATTCAAGGACTTATCACCGTAAATAAACGGTTGACCGCCGTCCAACTTCATAATCAAGTTTTTAAGCGACAATCTTTCTTTTTCGTTACACGCAATGAAAGCCGAAAACTTTTGTAAATTTGCATTCGTCTCTGCATTTCGCTGAACTTCATATAGCTTGCGTGCATACTCGTTTATAATATAAGCGTCCCCTGTTCTTGCCATGTTATTAAAAATTAGCACGCTATTTGTTTCATTCAACATTCTAAAAGGCATGCCGTTTGCGGCAATTGCGCTTCGTTCAGACGGTACTCCGTACCAGTTGAGCGGGCCTGTATACGCAACCCCCAAGCCAAAAAATTGGTCTAGACTATCTTCATAAAAAACCAGCGCTGAACCTTGTGTAATGAGCATCAATTCGAGGTATCGAATATCAATCCCTTTTGGCACATTTTCCCATTTAAACCGGGCTAGTGCAATATTTAGCAATCGGATTGTGTATTCGTTGTATGTCACATTATTTAAAGCGAGAGAATCAAAAAACTGATAATCCCTACCGCCTATTCCTTTTCTTGCCATTATTGCACCTCCTTAAATAATAGAATTATCAAGAGCATAATTCTTGATATCGTTTGTGTGCCAAAATGTAACACCCGTTTCAAATGCCTGTTTGATTCGATTGTGAGCCACAACGGGAATACTGTCTATTAAATTAGCTTCTGTGCATTTTACAAAATTCCATGAACGGCGTCCATACAAGTTAGGCACTTTTGTTTGAAGTGTCTTATACCCGTACATTGTAAAATAATCGTCAATGCGTTTTGCATATTCATAGCGCACACATTTTGGAAACATGTAAAAATACCATTGTCCGTTTGCAAAGAAAGAATTTGAAGAAGCGGTATTTCCTCGCGCACTATCAGGTATTATTTTGTGTTCTTCAATTGTGACAAGGGTATTTGCTATTTTAGTTGCCGCGCCAACAACACTTTCAGCCGCCCCCGAAAAATCCCCGGTAAAAACTCCAACACCCGCCCCAACAGAGCCGCCAACAATTGTTGTTAAAGCGTTTAAGTTCATCCCCATTTGGTTTTGAGCATACCAGTTTTTAAAAGTGTCGTTCACCCATGAACAAACAGGGAAAGCAGGCATTGTCAACGATTCATCAAGTGAAATATTAAGTCCCTTGTAATTTAACGGTGTACATACAATAGGGGCTGAACCGCCAAGAGAACTAAACAATACGAAAGGCCCGTTCGTTCCTTGTGCTTCAAAGTCAAAAAATTCGTAACGGTATTCTTTTCCGCTTGCGCCAGAACCGTACAATTCTAAGGCCCTATACGGGTATGTGTACAATTTGTTATTTTTAGGTGTGTAGCCATCAAGCGGCGCGAAAACGTTTAGTAGCTTGTTTCCGTAAATTCTTTCTGAACCCATGCCCGACACCCAACCATAAGACGGGGAAGCGGGGAAAATATTAAGGAGTTCAAGCGGATACATAAACATCGACACAATGGCGTCACCCTTGCCGCTTTTTGCATACTCATCAACCATCGATATAGCCATGTCTACTCGTTCTTTTTTCGCGTAGTAATAAGATAGTCCTGTAAAAGTGTTATCAAGGAGACTGGAAGTAGGTGTGCCGTCCAACCGTTCCGATACAGCTATGATTATCCCCGGTGTAAAATCATAAACAGTGCCATAACCGCTTGTAATATTCTGGTTATAAACATATTCCCCCGTTTCCAGATTTTCGGGTACAAGATTATTTCCGAATGTGTCATCGTTTGTATGTTCGCGTTCAACGAAAGAAATTTTCAACGTGTTATCTGCAAACCATGTTTGAAAAACATCCTGTTCAAAATACACATCACTTTTATTTTCGTTCTGAAAACGAATATCCGTGATAAAGTTGAAATACCACCGATTATTATTTCGGTAATACATGTAGTTGCAATTTGCTATCGTTTCATAATTTGCAGGAAACGAAACAAATTTATCGTCTCGCTGATAAGTTGCACCGTCAAGCGTTGCAACAATTTTTGTGGAAAGAAAAGAAAGACGTTCTTCCATATTCTTGAACAATCTAACATGCGCATAATCATTCCCCCATGGAATGCCAGCGCACAGATAAATTGTTGTGTTGGGATTTATTGCCATTTTCTTCTCCTTTATATTCGCCGGGCGGTATTACCCGCCCGGCTATAAACGTTAAGCGTTTACGGTAATTGTGGCTGTGCCGTTCTTTTCCATATTATAAGTAGAAGTTGCTGTCACAGTTACCGGGCCAGCTTCCGCACTTCCAATTGTGAGTACACCATCACGGGTAATTGTAGTTGTACTATCAGAATTTCCGGAGATGCTCCACGTCACGCCCTGCGGGTAAAGCCCAGTACCCTCAACGGTAGCTTTCATCTGAATAGTAGTCCCCTTATTCACAGTGGTGGCACTGGGCAAAACGGTAACGTCTGTAATTGTGGGCGCGGTGGTAACAAATGCAACCGCGTTTGCAAACGGACAAACTGCCATGATTCTCCAGTAGTGCGCCCAATACTGCCAATACAGGCCCTGCCCGTTCATATCGCGCGTAAACTTCTGCAAAGCGTCCCACACCGCATAGAAGTCCTCATCAATCAGAATTGCGTGCGTATCCTGAATAGGAATTTCATCCACGACGATAACACGGTACTGAACTTTCGCGGGTTCCAGATTGAACAGGGTACTGTACCCAAGCACGGCTAGATAAGCATCTGTGTCCGCGTCAATGATAAGAACCTGTTTTTCTTTCGGCGTTGCGGTAAGAACACCCAAACTATTATAGTCTGCGCGCATGAAAGACATCTTATTAGAAACAGCTTTCATTTTCGCAAGGGCCATATGTGCGGACGTATTATCCGTCACTTCGTCAATTACTTCAACCGCGAACTTGCCCGCCGTGCCATACTGCGCAAGCAGATTTTTCATAGTGGTGAATTCGTCCAGTTCAGCACCCGTATACATTGCGTTGAATACAGAACTAATAAAATCGCTAAGGCCCTGCCACGACATAAACGCTTGGCGCAACATATCATCAGAAATAGTCTGTTTATAAAATACCTGATAGTTAAGTTTTGCGAAAGCGGTGTTGACATCGGGAATCTCCCGTTTCATCCACTCTTCTTCGGCCTGCGCCGGGTCAAACTGGTGCGCTTTTGCAAGGTTGGTATAAACAAGTTCTACCGTATCGCCGTACTCGAGAATGCCTTTTTTCAGAACACGCATCGGATTTGTGAACAAACGATACGTAATCCACACGCGGCCGATAAGATTTACAAGCGTATCTACAAAAGCGTTCTGTGTAGGCTGATAATCCAGCACAGCCGTGCCGAACTCCCGAATATTATACCGCGTCACCTGCGGGAGCCGATTTTCAAAGCTGGGGTTTTCCGCAACCATCTGCCCACGAAGCGCTGTTAAAATCTGGGGCGCGTTATTGGTTACATTTGTCAAAACTTTTGCGCTTTTCATTTTTCAATTACCTCCTCATTAAAAATGGATTTAATTTTTTCCGTCTCGTCTTTGATGTCGTCGAAATCATCATCTTTCAAATCTTCAACGTGCTTTCTAACAGCATCACGGCCAGTCAAGACGCGGGTAACATAGTCGCGCTTAAAATCCCTAAACGCATTGGAAATTCCGTCCATTTTATCGGAAATTTCTTTCCAGTAACGTTCCATTCCCTCTTGCTCATCTTCACTATCGTGCAACCTGCGCAAATCTTCGCGCATGTCGTCCGTCATGCCGTCCTCACTATTGTAAAGACGGTCAATAAATTCACGGGCTTCGCTAAGTTTCATTTTTAGTTTTCTCCTTTCACTTTCAAGTTTGAAATAGCGTCTTTCAATTCAATGTACGCTTTCGTATTATCCGCAAGAGCATTTGTAAAATTTTCTTCACTTTCCGCATGCGCGTTCATCTGTTTGACATTCAGCCAAACAAGAACGCCACACATTACAATCGGAAATCCGAGTGTACTAACTATCTGTGTCATTACCGTGTAATCCATTTTCTCACACCCTTTTATTAGCAAATTCATTTGCTAAAAATTGGAAATCTGCAACAGTCTTTTGTGAGTACAAAATATTACAACATTTTCGCACACCAAGAAAAATCCCGTACATCATACCCACTTCTTTAGAACTCGCTTTTTGATAATTGATGTAGCTTTCAATATAAAGTGCTTTCAATTTTTCACACATTGGGCAGTTCACTCAAATCTTTATTAAAGATTTTCAAGACGGCGACATCTGTAATATCTTGCCAGTAATTCCAACTTCCGAACTCTTGGACTTTATCAAGATTGTCAGCCATCACGCGGAACTTGCGCTTGTTTCCAAAATACACATAGTTTTCGGGGTCATTACTCGCGGGGCTGTTAATGGTATGACCATTTTCGGCAAAGACAACAATTAGAATATTTGCTGTATATTCTGCGGGCATAGGTGTTTCACCCCCTCCATATTCAATATCATATCTCCCAACGATATTCGGAAAACCATCCTCAGGAGTTACAAGATTATTTGTAATACCCCGGCCAACATGCCATTCTTCATGGCAGTGAGGCCCCGTGGTGTTGCCCGTCATTCCAAAATTGCCGATAGGTGTTCCGGCTTCAACCGTATCGCCAACTTTAACAAGGCGGTCTGCATGGTGCGCGGTCAAGACCGTTCTATCAAGAGCAGGGTAATAAATTGCAATGAAATTTCCCCAAGACCAATTGCCCCCCGTCCCGTACTCACTGCGAACAACTTCACCCGTTCCAATCGCACGCACCATCGTATCACCCATCACGCCGGAAGCATCCCGCGTATTCCAGTCTTTTCCCCGGTGCGAACCTCCAAAAACCTGCGTGACATTTACAAGTGGGTTTGCCGTAATCCAAGTAGTATAAGCCATTGTTTTTCTCCTTTTAAATAATTATTTTCAACATGCTTTTAATTTCATGCTGAATTTTTTCATTTTCGTAAGCAAGTGTACCCGTTTCTAACGCTTCTTTTATTCTTCTGAAAAACGGATGCCGTTCATACTGTTTTACGTATTGAACGGATTTATTTATACTTTCTTTGTCTGGTGTGAAAACCATTGTGTTATATGGGTCATAATCATATGATATGATTGTCATGCCTGTATCATAATCAAACCAAACACCGTACTTTTTTTCTCTCCAAACAAGGGCGAAATAAAACCGTGTATTTTTCCCTTTTTTCATTATCTGTGCTTCATCATCCAAATAGAATTTATTATCTACTGAATATTCCGCATAGCCAAGTGCACGTGACATTTGACCAAATCTTGTATTTTCTTTTGCTCTTTTAAATTCTGCACTTGTTGGTACAACCTGTAAAAGAATATTATCTCTTACAACAGCATTCTTGTTTTTCGGTAATGATAAGTCCCACTGTATAAAATAAGGGTTAGCCATTGAAATTGCGTTGCCAAGCATGAATAAAATTACATCGTCCCTCATTCGTGCTATTGTATCATATAAATCGAACAAAAGGAAAGGTTCATTCCGTAGATAAGATGAATGCGGCTTATCAATAATAAACTCCTCAAAAATCAAATTTGAAATATCGGGAAACGCACTTGATTTATAATCGCTTGCTTTTGTAAGCGCAAAAGTGTAACCCGCCAATTCTTCATTGATATACCATTGTCCGCCATCATATTCTATTTTCGTATCTGGAAAAACTTGATTTTTAATGATGTCGTTGAAATACTTATCTGCGGTTTTTAGCAACTCATCTTTATACCTACGAATGTACCCGAATTGTTTACCTTTTTTCAGGAAGTCCCGTACCGCTTTGATTTTCCATTGATAGGATTTACCAATCCCACGCCCGCCAAGCACAATGTTAAAAAGTGCGTTATATGATAACGTGTTATTTATATCGTAGTACATGAAATCACCTCAACAGGATTTACAGGCAGAAATATTATAGCTTGCAAGGCCCGATGTTACAGACGGACGGTTTCACCCGTTGCACTCCGCTGTAAATAGTATTTACATTTCCTGTAAATCCTATTATAATAATACCTGTAATTTACAAATTATTCCATGGATTTTTGTTGGTCAAATATGGATAATTGATTCAAATAGCTTTTGATGAAGTTTATTTAGTTGCTTATAATATTTGAAAAATTCTTTCATTTTTCTAACCTCCATCCATTCATATGTTTTAAATTGGTTTCGCAAAGCGTACATTTTTCTTTGGTTAATTCTTCAAGATTTCTTTTTAACTCTTTGTTTTCATGTTCAAGTCGATTGATTTTAATAATTGATTTTGCAAGTTTTAAACTAATTTCATCATATAAACCGCACATCTCATTATATTTACGCTCCATAATTTCATTTTCGTCATAGATTCTTTTACTATCTTTCATCAAATTTACATAGGCCCTTTTCAATTCGGAATATTTTTCAATAAAATTGCTGTACATATAAATTAACCCCTTATATTAAACTCTTTATCAACCAGAACGATACCTCCATCAACGTGAACTGGCATAAGTTTCCCGGTATACGTTGCACATGGATGAAAATTTTCCCATGTTACCTGCTCCTTTCCCTTGTCCGGCAAGCCCGCGCAAGTAACATGTAATTTACCATCTATTTCTTCAATATATGTTTTCGGCCTTAAAAATCGCGCCCTTGTAAAATGGCTTTCGTGTGCCCATGCACCGAGTTTATAATCATCTATCTCGATGAATTTTTTAACATCTTCCACAGGTAAAGTTGTGTGAATACTATCTGTATCACTGTAAATGTACATGTCTTTGTCATATTTTTCTATGCTGTATTCCTTTATTTTTTGGCTGGTTTCAATCGTGTATCTGCGTGCATAAGCTGTAATGAACGCGCCCACAGGTAAATACAAGGCTTCCCTTGTTTCTGGGGGAGATGTTCTGTATTTCACAACACCTTTATCAAGATACGGATGCTTTTTCGCGCATATAGGGTCAAGTGCGAATTTGCCATATAAAGAGTTTAGCATAATTTTTGACCAATTTCGCATAGTGGGATTATGCTCTTTTCCAGCTTTTATTTTTTCCTGCATCCATTTATCAATGTACTTTTTAAACAAATCTTTTGATGCTCTGAATTTCCAACCTCTAATATATTCCAAATTGTAAACGTTATAATGCTTTAAAAACAACTCAAAATCTACATTTGTTAAGCAAAGCGGAACAATGTCCCCGTTGCTTGAGGTTACATATTCTGTTTGTATGAAACGGCTATTCCCTTTTAATTGAATTGTCGGCAAATATCCCTCTTTTAATTCAAACTCACATTTAAACAACTGAATGTATAAAGGGCGCTCTAAATCTTCAACATACTTACCATCATAAAATTTCGGCTCACCCCAAGGCAAATCACAGTAATACATGCGGGACGGATACAGGCTATTTACATCAAATACATTACCCTCCCCCACATCTTTATCCGCGTATATAGGGTTCAAATAAGTAAAGCCACCTTTATAAGCCTTGCGTATATCTTTGTCATAATTTGGCTCAGGAAATAACGTTCTAAACCTCTTTTTCCCTATGATGCTTTTAAAGTCCTCCAAGGCGCAACTACCCTGCGTTAATTTTTCAAATCCCATTTTAAAAATTCGGTCAAGAGCTAAAGACATTATCTGAACATCATGTTTCAAATATTCAGTTTCTTCTTTCGTTAAAATGTGGTTTGTTCCACGTGGAACATTATAATCAATTTCAAGTTTTTGGATATCCAGATGGAATGCTTTTGCTATTTCATCAACTGAATAATTTAACAGTTTCATGCTATCCCGAAGTTCTAAACTGTTACCGTTCTCAAACCGTACCTTTATTTTATAAAACTGTCCCATATCGGATATCAGCGCGTTGAATTGCTTGTTGTAAAGTTTCTTTGTTTCAACATATTCATAACCATGTTTTAATAGATAGCTGATACAAAATTCACCATCAAATTTGAGATTGTGAAAATAAAGGATTAAATTTCCACTTTCTTCGCATGTTTTGAAAAAACTTTCTATATTATTGCCAATTACAATATTATCTATAACGCCAATTTCGCAAACGGCCCAAGCCCATACCCTGCAATCGTTTTTATCTGTGGTAGTCTCAAAGTCTGCGGTAAACATTACAAATTTAAAACCGTCAAAGCATTTTCAATTTTATTTATCATAGCATTTATAGCTTCTTCACCATAAGAATATTCAATTTCCAAATATGAGCCGTAAAACGGATCTTGACTTGCGAAATAAAAAGCTGTACCGTTTATTTTACTAATTCTATCGACTAATCTATCTCCTGCCGCGCCGAAATTATTTTGAATCGCTTTAATATAGTTCCGTTTGTATTTTTCATCTAAGAAAGTTAAATAGCCGCTACGTTCACGATTTTGTGCAGTTTCTAATCTCTTTTTAACTTCCATCAATGTGCGCCCAGTACCTTTTGTAATGGGCCTTAAACTTTCTTGTTCAATCGTGTAGAATGCGCCTCTACGCTGTGCTTCCAGAATTTCAAACCTTTTCGTGGTTTGCTTATTCGCTTTCTTAATGGCACGTTCAACTTGTTCGCGGACAAACAGCGGAACTTCCAAACTGCTACCAGCTTTGTATTTTACCATTTTTTGTTTTTCGGGCTTTGCCAATTCCTGTAAACGATTTAACTCACGCGCTATTTCTGCATCTGTCCTACCGCGCATTACTTCCGTGCGGGTCAACGTATCGAGAATTTTAAACGCTTCATTTTTCGATTGCAATTGTAGCAAGCGTCTATTATAAGCACGAATTTCTTTGTCAATATCCCTAGTCCTTAAATTCCCAGCGGTGTATTTCAATTTTTAACACCCACTTTCTAAATAGTGCGCCCCGGATAACCGGGGCGCTGTTTTTCTATTAATCAAAATCCAAAACCATGATTTTTGGACGGACGCTTTCACCGATTTTAGAACATGTAATAAAACCAGACTTCACGTTAATTTTATTCATCCCGGCATCAAAGTCGGTCAGATCAACATCTTTTCGGAAAAAGACTGAATAGAACATTCTGTCTCCGTCACTGTTTTTTACTGAAGTGGAAGCGTAAAGTTTCCCGTTACTACCGGTTTTTACCCAAAAAGTCAGCTCACCTTTTACATCGAAAACTGTTTCCACGCGTTCTTTG